TAACATCTTTAGTAGGGGTCATAAAATTAATCCCTAATTCATTATCTTCAACTACCCATTTTACAGCTTCATTTACTCCAAGATAATACTTATTAATAATTGATTGTATTGTTAATTTATTTATCATTTTTTAGTATAAACTTTATCATTAATTACTAGAATATCTACTATTTCGTTGTCCAAATGTACGAAAGCTTCTTTGGGATGACAAACTATAGGTTCACCATGTACATTAAAGCTTGTATTTAGTAAAACTGGAATTTGGGTTACTGCATGAAACTTTCTTAATAAATCATAAAATTTACCATTTGAGTTAGGAGTTACAATTTGTATCCTTGCTGTTTTATCTACTGGATGTACTACTGCTGGGATTTTATTATGCCATTCTAGATGAGTATCATATAACATAGTCATAAATTCAGCAGTATATTTTGATTTTTTAACATTAAATACACTACTTGCATGAGTATCAAGTACTACAGGGGCAAAAGGCATATTGTCATTTCTTTGCAGTCTATCATTTACTTTTTTATAGGTCCCAGGTACACTAGGATCTGCTATTATACTTCTATTACAAAGTGCTCTAGGACCATGTTCATATCTATCTTGAAACCATCCTACTACTTTACCTTCTTTTAAATCAAAAGCTAATTGTGTAGGGGAATATGGTCTACAATTAAATTTTTCTTTATCATGAACAACATCTATGTAAGAAGTACCTAAAAATATATCATTTAGTCTAAATGGTTTAAAGTCTGGGTTCTTTAATTTATGAACTGCTAATGCTGAACCTAATGGTAACCCTTCATCTCCCATAGGTGGTGCAACAAATACTTCATCAACCCAATCTAATTCATTAATTCTTTTATTTAATTTTACATTAGCAAATATACCCCCAGCTAAAGCAATTTTTTTAATGTTAGGATACTTTTCATGTAAATTATTAAATAATTCAAGTACTTTTTCTTCAAATACTAACTGACCATTATATGCAATATCTTCATCAAATTGTGTAAATTTACTACCAAATTCTTCAAACCAAAGTCTGTAAAAATCTTCATATATTCCCCCTAAATATTTTTTACCTTTATCTTTATCAGTTTTTAAACCATTTATAGTAATACATTTATTAAAACAATCATAAACTTCTTTTCTATAACCCCCATGAGATGATAACCCTACAATTTTACCTTCATCTTTTAATCTTTTAAAACCTAAAAACTCAGTAAGCATAGAATAATAATGTCCTAAAGATTTATGTGTTAAAGGAATATTATTAATTTCATCCATATTCCCATCTTTACCAAGATACATTCTACAAGAATATTTTTCACCTGATGCATCAATTGATACTACAAAAGTATCTTCTTCAAAACCACTACAATAATAAGCTAAAGCACAATGGCCTAAATGATGATTTATTTTAATATATTTTTCACTAGGAAAAGGTCCTAAACCTATTCCTCTCCATATTTTTTCAGCTACGTCAGCATCATAATGAGATGTAATATAATCTAATTTTAACCAATCATAATTTTTATGATACCATACATGCTGACCACATTCCCAAGGCATCCTAAATTTCATAGCATAAAAATCTTTGTAAGCTTTTATTCTATTAAATCTTTCCTCTTCGAAAGCAAATATAGGTACTCCATTTTCAAGATATGCTAAACCAGCACTATGTAATCCTCCTGTTAATCCTAATATTTTCATATTTAGTTAATTTTATCCCATTTATCATCAGAATCTAATCTAAAGGAACCTATATAAATTTGATTCCACTCATCTGGTCCTATTAATGATAAAAATAATGTCTCATCTTCTTCTCTTTGATATAAATAATAAGTTTTACCTTTAATAGGTTCAAATCTAAAATCACTATTATAAACTAACTCATTCCATTTATATGCTTCTAATAATTTTCTATATTCTTCTTTTATTTCATCAAATCGAGCTTCGAAATAATGATTTGTTTTAATTACTTTTTCTTGTTTATAAGCTGATATGTTAGTAGGATGAATTGAAGGAGCACCAACACTATCTCCATAAGGCATAATAGCTTTATTTTCAGCAAACATATCTGGTTTGTCCTTTTTCTTACTCATATTAAAATTTAAAAAACATTTCTTTATATGGATTTAAATTTAAAGTCCAACCTAAATCATTATAAAATCCTTCTAATTTATTTAATAAAATACTTTCAAATATTTTTTTCCTATCAGCATTTTGTTCTATAAATGTACGGATTTTTTCAGGTAAATCCCAATCTAAAAATGCTATAGCATCAATTTGATATGGGTTTGGTTTTAAATAAATCCATTTAACTTTATCACCCTGCGTAATTAAACTATGTTTATTACTTAAACCCCAAAATCTAAGTAAATCATTATATCTAATAACGGCTCTTACAGCTGCAGGAGCACCTTTAGCTACAACAGTAAACATTTCACCAGCTCTAGCTTTACGTTCAGTATACTTATTTAATGTTTTTACAGATGTTGGATTACCTAATTCTGTTAATTGAATAGAACCATCAAGAATTTGTTTTTTAAATTCTTTTACTCTATTATCTATTTCACTTTGTTCAGCTCCCTTTAAAACATCTACTAATGTTTTATGAAAAAATTTACCTAATACAGGTGGAAAATTAGCTTTTTTAAATTCTAACCCTTTAACATCTAATGATTCTTTTACAATACCTTCTTGTTTAGTAATCCACTGTGCATAACGTCTTGTTGCTCTAAAATAAGCTGAACGAATAACACATTCAGTTTTCATTTCTAGTCTATGTTTACCTTTAGCATTAAAACAATCTGTAGCTAATTTATCATAAGAATTAGTAACAATCTTTTCATAATCCATTGCTATACTTTCTAAGGCATCATCCTTTTCACTAGCACTCATTTCATCAAAATTGCTATGTCTAAATCTTAATAAAGGTTCAGCATGCATATAAATTGAATCAGTATCACTATAAGTACAGTAATTAGTATCTTCAGGATCACAAATCCACCAAGGAGTATCTTCTAAATGCTTCATGCTTTTATTTCTTTATTCATTACTCTATTAGCTTCTAATGCAGATTCTTGTATAATACGCTGTCCACTAAGTGTTATAGCTTCAGACAATATTACATTCCCATAACGGAATGAACCAAGAGCAGTTGCACCATATAACGAGTTAAGCAAAATTTTCATTGTATATTGTTTCATATGAAATGCTGCACCTAATTCTTTATCTCCAGATTTATATGCTTTTTTCATCGCATTTTTATACTTAACCCTTTCATCAAACCATTTTTTTAATATAGTTGATAATACTGATTCTCGATTAGTAGCAAACATTACTCCATTTGCTGATATAGATAATTCATTTTCTTCAATCATCCTAACTAACCTACCTACATTAACTTTAGTTTGTTTTCTTTTATTATTTTCAACAATTAATTCTTCAGCATAATCTCTAGTTTTTAAATCATTTAATCCTAAACGATTATTTCGATCATCAGCATCAATAATTCTACCAACCATAGTTTCTTTACCAATATTAACAGTCATTATAATTGAAGGATATAGTGATGTTAAATCTAAGTCAAAAACATAGTTATAAATTCCTGCTTTAGGGCAAAATAAATAACCACCAGCATAATTCTTTTTAGATAAAGGATTTCTATCTTTAGCAGGTGGGATAATATTTTTACTTAATAGATAAGCTGAAATTGCTCCATCCTGTGTCTTAGTATTAGCATAAACTTCACTATAATTATGTTTACCTTTATGGGATAGATTTTTAACTAATGATAAGTATTCTAATTTTTCATCTAGTTTTTTTAATATTTCAACATCTCGAAAGTTATATTGAATAAATTTAAGGGGATCCTCTTCAAATAATTTATCTAAATTACCATCATATTCTATTTTCTTTATATTAGCATATTTTTCTCCAATGGCATCTAATTTAAATGATGGTTCATCTGCCCAGCTAAATTTCTTATGTAGTCTCATATAATCTAAAGACTCAACACCTGCTATTTGAACATATTGATCTTTAAACCAAGGTGTTTCTCTTACATAACCAATTGGAGATAAATGTCTAGCCCAATCTTCACCTAATACATTACACATTCTATAATACAAATAAGGTATATCAAAATAATCACTATTCCATCCTACTAAAATATCAGGATCAATTTCTCTAAACTTTTCTAAAAATTTTGCTAGTAATTCTTCTTCTGTTTTACAAGGTATGATTTCTTTAGTTTTAGCTCTTGTTCTATCCATTTTAGATTTTGGATCTAAAATTAAAATAGCCCATTGATCTACTTGTTTATCATACCATGCTATTGAAGTTACTTTTTTAGGTGCTGATTTAATATAGTCTTCAGTAAGTGCATCACCCATTTCTGTTTCAATATCAAAAAATAATTCTTTTTGTGTGGTTGAGGGTTCATCATTTGTACCATATTTTTCAACTAAGAATTTTTGATATGGGGTCATGTCATGAAAATGGAGTTTAGTATTATCTGATTTCCAATTAGAAACCTTTTTTAAAGACTCTCCATTTAGACCTGTATGTGTAGATTGAGAATCATCACATTCTATATAAGCTTGATTAGTCCATTCAATTTTACTATAACCTTCATCTTCCCAAAGATGGACTAAAAATTCATTACCTTTTATTCTTTGAGCAAAACATTTTTTATACATTCAGTTTAAATAAATTTAGACAATTCGTCTGATGTAAAAAATTGAAGTAAATTAGGGCGATAATAATTAATATTTTTCATTACTTTTTTATCACGTGTTCTATAGACAATATAATACTTTCCAACCTTCTCATAGTGACACGGTTCGCCTTGCTCTTTAGAACGTGTTTCAACGGTTGCTTGTGCTTCCTCTTCACTTGTGCAAGCTTTCGACATATTCGAACCTTGTACTTCTTGATACGCTGGCCATATTTTATCTTTAAGACCATGTAACATAGTTCCATTACCCAATGAAACGTAGGCAATGTCACATAAAGCATCAAGAACCTCAACAATATTACCTGTTTCACAGGCATGTTTATATTCCTCAAGTTCTTCAAGGATGAAATCATAAACAAATTGCCACTCTTTTTTTTCAGGTATTGTAGGTTCATAATTATTTGGTTTTCCCATTGTAGCATTAAATTCTTCTACTTCATCTACAAAATTAACACTACTTTTTTTAACATTACGATTAACATAGACAGAATCTTTTACCTGTCTTAATTCATTTATTGTTCTTTTTTTCGCCATAACTTTTAAATTTGATGTCCACCATTATTTATTTTAATTGAGTCAAAAAACTCTTTTCTTGCTAAATTAGTATTGTGCCTAAACACACCTGATGCTTTAGTAGTAACCATTGATGCCCCATCATGTTTTACACCTCTACAACTAACACAATTATGAGTTGCAACTACAGTAACAATAACTCCTTTATTACCCTCAGTAACTTTATCAACTGCATTATGTATAGCTGATGTTAATTGTTCTTGGATTGCACCTCTACGTCCAAATAATTCAACTATTCTATTTAATTTACTAAGACCAATTACTTGACCTCCATCCCCTGCTATATAACCAATATGAACTACACCTTTAATTGTTTGGTGATGATGTGAACACATTGATGTAAGAGGAATATTTCTTTCAATTACAATACCATCATATCCATCTGAAGGAAAAGAAGTAATAGGAGACATAGCTGTGTATCTACCTGCCCATAAATCATTTACATAAGCTTTAGCTACACGTCTTGGAGTTTCCATAGAATTTGGATCATTTCTCCAATCACATTTTAAAGCATCAAGGAACTTACCGTATGCCTCTTCAGCTTGATCTATCATTTTATCTTTTTCGGATTGTTTTAAAGGAAATCCAGGTGCAACTCCATTTGCAAAACCAGGTTGTACTACTTCTAAATCTTTGTGATTTTTTCTGCGTTTATTTTCTGCCATTGTTTATAACTTTTTATTAATATTAATATACAAATTAATTTGGGCAATTCCAAACTAAGTTTAGGTTTTTAAAGGAAAAATGCTTCAACATCTCCATCATTCCATCCATATAAAGCTTCTTCATCTGCTGCAGAATCATTAATTACTAAATAAAAGGGATGTTCACCTCTCCATCTCCAAACATTTGCGCCACTAACTAAGTCACCACTTGATCCTGTATTTGCGGTTGTTGGCTCAGTATTAGATCCTGCACCTAAACTATGTTCTGCAAAAGTAACCCATGCTCCTCCACTATAATATTCAGCAGTAACAGATTGTGCTGAATTAGGATTAACTATTGTATAATTATCAATAACATTTCCAAAACAATAATTTTTATTAATTTGAGTATTAGGTACACTTTGTTCACTATCACTACCTTGACCATCAGCAATATCAAAAGCCCAACTATCTAAAGACGAATCATATACTACATTAGTTTCAGTATTAGAGGGTGATACTCCTGCTATTGTACTAGCATAACCACCACTATCTCTTCTAAAACTAAATGGACCTGCTATTGATGCAATTGATCTATCAGCACCATTTGCTTCAACTGAGCATAAAAAAGGTTTAGTTCCCCATAAATTTATTCTTGTATTATCAAAGGTATCATCTGGAAATTGAAATGTTGTTACTGATCCTGATGGTACTGTAACTTTTGTAAAAGTATTTGCATTTGAAACAGCATTTGAAAAAACAGTTACTTTACAATCATCGTAGGCATATAAATAAACTGTTATAGGTTCATTTCTACTAAAATAAAATCCCCAATTAGTACCGTTTAATGACCCAGGTATTACTGCATGTTGTGCTCCATTTTTATATAAATGAATAGGTTTATTAGCTGCATATCTATGTCCAGCTGTTACATTAAATGTTCCACGTTGAGGACCTGATGTTGCTGATACTACTTCTTCAACTGTTCCATCAGTATTTAACTCAAATATTCTAGTTCCAGTATATGGTGCACAATAAATAGCATTTGTTTGAGATTCAACACAAACAAATTCATTAAGACAATGTTGTGGAGTATCTCCTACATTTAAATTTGAAATATTATCTGGGGCTTTTGTATTATACCATTTATTTTGATCTGATGGGTTAGTTCCTAATGCATCATATACCATAAAAGGATTTACATCAGTACTTCCAGTTGTATTAATTAAAGATCCAACAGTTAATTGTTCTGAACCAGCTATAAAAGTTAAGGCATCACTTACAGTTTCAGCACTTCCTCCTAATTGGTTAGCACATCTAATAAATTCTGTGTCGTTTTGAGGGGTATAAGATTTTGGAATTTGTCCATCTTCTACCTCATAAATTACATATGCCCCAACTTTATTTGGATTTATAACATTATAATATCCTGTTTCTTCTGAAGGTCCTAAATCTCCTCTTCGGGTTCTCATTCCAACTTGACCTCTTCTCAAACCTCTTGCAGGTTTGGATTCTGTAAATTTCATAGGTCTTCCTGCCATAGTATTTTAATTATAAATATTAACGTAATTTATAATCTTGAATAGCTTGACTATCACTTTTTTCCCAAGGATAAATTATCCACTCATCACCATCAAATCTTTGAGCATAAGCTGTAGGTGTAAATTTTGCAGTGTGGGGTTTATGATGTAAAACAGCTGTTATGGCTGCTTCACTATTATACAATGTTTCTCCGCTATCACAAATATCATCAATAAGTAAAGTATTTCTTATTACTTTATCATCTGACCATAATATTTTATCAGTGTATGGAAGATTTAATTTATGTGAAACCATCACTGCTGGTATTAATCCACCTCTAGATAAACCTGATATGTGGGTTACATTTGGTATTTTTATAATTTCTTCACATAACTTATCTGTTAATAATTCTATATCACTCCAATAAAGGTGAATTTTATTATCAATTTTTATCATATATTATCTTTTACCGCCATAATATTCAGTAGCATGGCCTTCGGTTATTAAAGTTTTGTTAATATTCACGTCATCAACATATAAGATGCCTAAACATCTTCCATACTTACCTACTCCCATTGATTGTAGAACAAATTTTCCACTACCTAAAAGTTCTTCTAGTCTAATTTTAGCAGCTATTCCTCTAGCTTTCTCTTCTAAATCTCTAGTTCTAGATTCAGGTGCATTCATTCCTTGCATTCTGATTCTTACTTTTTTCCAGGTATCAAATCCTAGATCTACAAGAGCGTCAACAGTATCCCCATCAACAACCCTATCTAATTTTGCGTTATATTTATACATTTTCTAAAAATTCTTTTAATTTATCTATTAATACTAGTACTTCATCTGGCTCCATAGTAATAGCACAACAAGTGCCTACATTTTCTTCTATTTCTTCTAATATTTCAATTGCTTCTTCTTTAGACACAACGTTCAGTATTAAAAGCCATAATATGAGATCTGCCAGTAAATCTCCATCCTCTATCCCTTACAAAATTCATTACTTCAGGATACGATTCCATTAAACTTTCTCTATCATCCCCAGCAGGCATTGCCCAAACTTTATGATCTGGGATATTACATTCTTTTAAGAATTCTTCTACTTCACCTACCATAGATAAGTCTTTATCTAATACAGGTTTAATATGATAGTCAGAATGATATTCAATAGATTGTTTTATTGCTTCAGTATTTACCCTTTTTGAATTATGTTTCTTAATCATCCTCTCATCTACTATAGCACCTTGAGGCGTTTTAGCACCAAGTACGGGGATGCTATTACTAAACTTGGGACTAATACTAAGCAAGTTAATAGGGTAATCAGTAGGAAGAAAATGGCTACCTTCAGTCTCAATAGTAATAAAAATATCTCTTTCATGAGCAAAGTGAGTTAATTCATTTACCAATTTAGGATGCATTGTAGGAGATCCTCCTGTTAACATCATCTCTTTAATATGAGGATGTTGATCATATGCGTCTATAATATCTTGGAAACAATAAATTCCCTTTTCTGGGTGGATACTTGTATACCAAGAATCACACCATCCTCCTTCTCCAAAATAACATCTATGGGTACACCCTGTAGTTCTAACTACAATAGTAGGATATCCTGCTCTACTACCTTCTGATTGTACTGCCGTATAAACTTCTAACACCGGCAGATTTTTCTTATAATCTTCGATTCTTTTTAACATATGCAAATTTTTTAAAGTGGTTTTACAGTCACTATATACAACTTATTCTCCTATATAACATGCAGCATTTTTACCATGCTCCATAAATTTAACTTTGGTAACTTTTACCCTACCTTCAGTTTCAGTATCTACAAATTCTTGTAGCTTATTATAAATATATTCAGCAAATTTTTCAGCGCCAGTAGCTGGGATTATTCTTAATTGAATTACTCCTAATTTATCCATAGTTTCAAATCCTTTAATACCAGGATCATCTTCAGCTACTACTACAGTATGATCAAACATATAATCCATCCATTCTTTAGGTGATTTACCATCAATTTGAGTTTTAGCTCTTTTCATTCCACCAAAATCCCAAACCCAATTTCTATCATCTAATTCACCTTCAAAATATACTTTAAATGAAATACCGTAACCATGTAAGAATCTACAGTGAGTTGTCTCTGCTTTCCATTGACGGAACACTGTACTAAAACCGTCAAATACTTTACTTGATTGAAATTTACCCATTATAAAAATCTAAAATTTGTTGTTCATTCATTTGACCTATTTTTCTACTGATTTCATTTCCATTTAAATCAGTTAATACCATAGTAGGTACATTTTTAATGTTGTATTTTGCAGGTAATGAAGCATCATAATCTACATTTACTTTTTTAACTCTAATTTTTCCTTGCTTTTCCATCTGTTCTACTAGTGGAGACATTACTTTACAAGGACCACACCAAGGTGCGCTAAAATATAAAATTCCTTTATCCATTTTTATTTAATTTTAATTATACTAATTCTTCAACTATACCTATTATTTCACTTAATATAAGTAAAACTGTTGCAGTAACCAAGCTAAATGGTAAAAAAGCATATCCTATAATTCTAATACCAGATTTAATAAAACTAATTATCTGGTGTAACTTAGGATCAGGATGTGACGGTGCGTTACCATTTTTTATAGCTAAATTATTAACTAACTTATCTACTTCTCTTTCTAAATGACTATCTTTTATTTCCATTATTTAACATTTAATTGTTCTTTTTCGTACTCAGCAAGAACTTGTTCTACATAAACTCTAGCTGTTTCATAATCAACTGCTCCTGTTTCATCAGCATATTGCACTGGATCAGGTCTTCCTAATTTAATAAACGCTTCAATACGTTCTACAGACGATGCTGATTTATAATCAGACCACCCTTCAGGAGTTGGTTTATATGAAGTATTTGTTCTAGCATAAACTTCATCAAAGTCAATTCCTAATTTTTCACATAATACTTCTCCATCTTGAAGAATATCATATTTATCTCCATTTAAATATGGTGTGTAATATCCTACTCTTTCTGCTTCCCAATTACCTAATCTAAAAGCATTATCATCTGCATCTCTAAATTCTTGTCTACAATCAGGATAAACTGCATGATCACCAGCATGAATACCTAAAGCAATTGAAGTATTTTCTTTAGTTCTATTAGCAACTGATANNGCNACTGCTTGAGTAATNGAAGCAAANATTTTATTTCTGTTAGGTACTACTGTAGCTTTCATATTTTCTTCAGCATAGTGTCCTTCTGGAACNTCATCTCCNCCTTCAACTAANGCNGANTCTAATANTTTTACTAANCCATCTAATTTNACTACTTCNTAAGTAACATTNTGACCATTTCTTTTTAAATAATCTACTAATGCTTTTGCTCTTTTAAGTTCAACTTTATGTTTTTGACCATAGTCAAAAGATANAGCTGTTACNGTTTCAAATTTATCAAGACATTTNAGCAATAATGTACTTGAATCCATACCACCTGANAGTGATACTACTGCGTGTTTTGGACGTCCTGCGTCTTTAAAATTAATTTCTAATTGTGTCATTTTATTAAAATTTATAATTTGCCAGGTATTATTAAGCGTATAGGCTAACGCTACATTTCATTTAATTTAAGCATTTTTTCTCTAACAACCACCCTAAAATGATTATTTTGTATTTTAGCACTGCCTCCCTGTTTAAGGAGTTTTCTAAATAAAAATTCTTCATTCTCATTCCAAAATTCACTTAAAGCTATAATTTCATTTTTATCAGCTACTTCTTTACTTTTATTTAAGTAAATTTTATGGGTTGATCTAATTGATTGTTTTTTTAACATTATTACATTACTTTTGGTAGTCTAAATTTTAAAATAGGATTACCATTTACTGTGGGTTGTCCTAATTCATCAATTCCAACTTCTTTTACTTTTACTGGTTTGTTTCTAAATCTACCTGTTAATATTGTATCACCTACTTTAATAGGGATTAAAAAACAGTCTTCGTTAGTATATGTTGCTTTCATATATTATTAATTTTTCTAAACTTGTTAACATTATATTCTAATAAATCATAATCAATTTGATTATCTAGCATATAAAAATAATCATTCATATTTGCTTTAGGTTTTGAAATTAAACCTTGATTAGTATATGATACATCTTCTAAAGTAGCCATTACTGGGTTTGAGGTGTCAATTGATTCAATGCAATTTATACCTTTATACCAACCAAATTCTTGGGGCACAGCACACCCTAATAAATGAACTCTATCATCTTGTTTTAATTCTCCTGTTTTAAGTAAAGTAGATACTACAAATAACCTACCTAATGCTTTACCTAAATCTTTATTAGGATGAGTACAAATATCATTGTAATAAGAAGCACCATATGAAAATGCTATTTTAGGGTAACCTAAATCTTTATATCTTTTAACACACTCAGCAGCTTCATTAAGAGTAGTAGCTTGAACAACAGCAACTTTTTCAACACCTGTAGGAAAATCATATATCTGCCAAATTGCAGCATTATGAATGGATTGCTCTGCATCTTCCCAAACATCAGGAACTATAAATTCATTAGGTTTTAATTCATTAACCCAATGAATAAGACGTTCATGACTATAAGCTTCACCTAATTCATGTAATGAATTATCCATTATAATGTAACGTCCTTCTTTTTTTGATTTTTGGAAGTATTCTAGATATTTAGGTTCCTCATCTAGTAAGTGAGGGAGACAATAATCATAATCATTAAATCTTTGACTATCTTCTAATAAACACATTGGAGTTTCGTGACTAATCTTCATTTATAACTTTTTATTTAAAACCAATATACAAAAACCTATTAATACAACCAAACTAAATTAATATCTTATAATTAAATCGTCATCATCATTTTTTCTTGCTCTTAATTCATTAATTCTTTTATCTATAGTCTTCCAACCTTTAGGACCATATTTATTTGTTTTGGCTGTTCGAGACTTTAATTCTTCTAATTCTTGAATATCTAAATTATCTATTGAATCTGCTTGTTGTATTGATTCTTCTAAATGTTCTTTGTTTTTTTCTGAAGATAATAAATAATCTGTTTCGTCTTCGTAATGTAATCCTTCATTACCATTTTGACCTATAATATTCATTCTTTCGTCAGCTTCATCTTCTATATTATCAGCATAATATCCTTCTTCAACCCAATTATTATCTTCTTCTTCATCGTCTATAATAACCTCTTCTCTATAAAGGTTTTTTTTTGTTTTAGGTCTAATTTGTTCAAAGGCAAAATTAGCAGCTACTACAAGAGCAATTGCTAAAGGATCAAATACAAAAATAATAGTTAAAAGTAACCAATTAATAATTTTATCCATTGGATAACCAGTTAATCCTGATAGATATTTAAGAGGTCCTAATTCACTAGATACAGCATCGCTTAATCTTATTTCAACTATTTCTTCTTCAAACTTAAATAATGCTTCATTTAATTGATCTATTTTATAATTTACTTCTGTTTGTCTATCAATAGCTTGATCTAATTGTTGAGTTAAAACTCTACGAGTTGTTGAACTTTGTGTAGTAATTATATTACCTAATGTGTCTTTATACTGTATTCTATTCGTAGATAAACCATTTCTCAAGCTAACCACAGCCTCATTTATAGATGATTTTTCTTCATTATATACAACAAGTTGTTCTTTTATATTATCTCTTTTTACTTCAACTAATGCAATTTGGGAATCAATTGTTCCGGCTTTAGCAGCAGTTTCTTGATAAGCTGCAGATAAAAATCCATAAATACCCATTGAAGTAATTACAATTAAAACAAAACAAGCTATAGATAAATACCATTTTAAAAGTTTAGGGAGATTTTTTCTATATTGATATAAAAGAGATGCTATAACTAATTTTGCAATTTCTAATGACGCTGCCATTACTATAACAGCGAATGCTGCTCCTGCAAACAATTTACTTAAACCACTAACTGAATAAAATGCAGCTGATGCGCTTACAGACAAAGCTGAAAAAGCAATTAGTAAAGGAAATAATGATTGTTTAATTTTTTTAAGCATAATACAAATTTAATTCTGTATAATATGAATAAATTAGAGAGTATCCAAATTATATTACAGATTTACTAACATATCTAATAGTTCTTGTTGAGGGAACATATCAAATTTATCTTTTCTAGTATTAGTGTGAGTCCATAGCCCTTTTACTTTACCATAATAAGCATCTTCATTAAATTCAAATGCTTTAGCACCGTTCTTTTTAATTAAAGCTGGTAGTCCTGCTCTAACATCAATGTTATCTCTATCTGCTATGTGTAAGATTAATTTTCTTAAATTTTCTATTTGTTTATTTGAATATCTATGCCATTCACTAAATCCTCTAAATGGCTCGTTTAATTCAACTATTTGTGAATCATCTGCTAATTGCCCAGCATATGTTCTTCCATTTTTTAAATACCCAAAATTATTAACTTCAATACCTACAGAATGTATATGCATATGTCTTGAACCATTTTTTCCTAAATGCCATCCAAAACCACCTTCTGGGAATGCTTGGACTACTTCTCCATCATATTTGTTGTCATTTCCTTTTATTGATTGACCTCCTAATACAAATTCTGTTGCTACAGCACCTCTATTATCATTTGCCCAATGATCAATTGTATTATAAGGATTATGCCATCCTGCTGTGTGGTGTAAAAATAAATATTCTTTATTCCAAGCTCCTTCTTTATATTCACCTACTGGGAGATAATGTTTATTAATAAGTAAACCATTTTCTGTTACGTATGATTTTTCAGCATTATCAGTACTAGCGATACCCATTACATCTAATGTTTGAGGTCCTACTACACCATCTGCTACTAAACCATTTTCTGCTTGGAATTGTTTGACTGCTTTTTCTGTTCCAGGTCCAAATATCCCGTCAGCGTCGATTTCTAAAAATTCTTGGAGGTCTTTTACTTCAGCTCCTCTAGATCCTACTTTTAATATCATGTTTTATAGTTTTATTTATTATAAATATCACTAAAAGGCACTCATTATAAGTTCATCAATATAGTCTTGAAGTTCTTCTCTTGTTGCTGCTATTTTAAAACTTAAATCTGCTTGAAACCTTTTTACTTCTTCTCCATCTTGGAAAATTATTATTGTTGGTACTACAACAACTTGATGTTTTTGTTGTAGATTTGGATCGGCTGCTATATCAACTTTAGTTATATCACAATCTGATAATTTTTCAACCCATTGAACATCATTAGCTGAGTTCCATCCTGCGTTAAAATGTGTTACTGTAATTTGTCCGTAAACAGTTGTTGATAACAACCAAAATATTGGTAATAAAATTAATTTTTTCATAATAGATTATCTTAATCTATCAATTTTTTCTTCAATACGTTTCATGTCTTCTTTTAACTCCTTTACATCATCTTGTGTAGTCATGATTGTTTGACGAATCAATTGATCTTTCATATCATACTCCATCCTAGTTACATCTGGTGGAGGTGGTACTGGTAGTTCTTTTGCTTCAGCTATATCTGCTTGTAGAATAAACCACATAGATATTACAGTTGCCATTCCAGCACCAATACCTAATAGTGTTTTAATACTTACATGAAAACCTGTATCTTCGTTTAATTCTTTTGCCATTTTTAAAATATTATATAATTTACACCCATTGAAAACTCATGCCATCTTCTATTCCAATATTTATTGTATTTACCTTCTGCAAATAACCCTAAAGATTTACTTAGTTTATAACCAAATATTAATCCTCCAGAATAATCAACCCATTGTCCTCCGTTATAAGTATGGTAAGAATACTCATCAGCTGTTTTTACGTGGTAAGGCATTACATTACCCCACGCATGTGCCCAAAAGTTTTTTTCATAGTGATAAAAATCAGCACCTAATACAAAAGAATATTCTAATTTAAATGGAGCTTCATCTCTTTTCTTTTCTACATAATCTACTAATACTTGAGGAATTATTACTTCTTCCCAAACAGCTGTACTAGTAGCAACTACATCACCTGAAGGATTTAAATATACTACATCACCAGGTCCATTAAAATTAACTTGATATCCTTCTTGGATAGCTAACCAAGTATAATGTAAATTTCCATTACTAAGTAACCATTCAGCTAATGGATCATAACCATAAGGTTCTGATAGTCTTTGGGCTGCTCCTAAATTTAATGAAAATTTTTTATTTATATTATATCTATATCTTTGAGATGATTCAAAATATTCAACATCAACAAAACCATCTTTTAAATATTCTACTTTAGCTACCCAATCATTTGCTACATATCTTAAAAAATGATGTTGGTTAAAGTAATTTATACCTTGTATTCTTCTATAATCACCTTCAAATAAAAATTCAAATCCTTTTATTTTACCGACTGTTGCATTATCACCTAAATGACCTTCTGTACCATCATAAAATACATTTTCTCTATTTTCGTAATCAAATCTAGCTATTTTTCTTACACCTGCTACTATAGAATAGTCAAATGGTGTTTCTACTACATCAGTAACTAATTGACCTGTATTTACTGTAAAGGTATTTCTGTCTGATAATGACGTTCCACCATTTACAGCTGCATAAAACGTAGAAAATTTAAATGTCTTTTTTAATTCTTTTTTAAATTCGGAGACTTTATCTACTTTTTCTTGACCAAAAACTACAGATGAGCAGAAAATTAATATTAATAAAATTATCTTTTTCATATTATTCTTTTATAATTCTTTTAAAGTATGTATTACCTTCATGTTTTATATTTAGGAAATATACTCCAGATGGTAAATCTGAGAAATCAATTTGTTTTTCTGTTATTTTAGATTTTAATGATCTACCATTAATATCATATAACTCAGCTTCTATATCTAAATCTGTTTCAATTATTAAGATATTTTCCGTTGGGTTAGGGTAAACTACAATACCATTAAATCTAGTAAATCTACTATTTATGTCTAATCCATCTGGCCATCCATTTTCACAGTAGTTATACATTTCTTGACATACTGGGTCCCAATCATTATCACAACAGTAGTTATCTACATCAATAACCCAAGCATAACAGTTATTATTTAACCAATATGGGTTACCAGGTCCTGTAATACAGCCTGCATCATATAAACAAGCTGATGAATCTGAAACATTTGCATTTGGGTCATAATTAAATGCATTTGGATCAGTACAACCTACTACTGCTGTTATACAACTACCATTATCTACATTAGCATTAGGGTCATAATTAACTGCTGTTGAATCAGTACAACCATAAACTATCGGGATACATGGGTTAGTAAAGTCTGTAGCAGATACTTGATTTACATTTGCATTTGGATCGTAATTAAATGAACCTGGATCCATACAACCGTAAACAAAAGGAACACAAGAACCATTATCTGTATTTGCTAAAGGATCATAATTAAATGATGTTGAATCTGTACATCCATAAATTATAGGTTCACAAGATCCATTATCAGTATTAGCATTTGGATCATAGTTAAATGCTTGTGGGTCAGTACATCCATATACAATTGGTATACAAGGATTTGACGTATCATTTGCACTTACTTGATTAATATTAGCATTTGGGTTATAATTAAATGAACCTGGATCTGTACAACCATATACAGCTGGTATACAACTACCATCGTCTGTGTTAGCATTTGGATCGTAATTAAATGAAGTTACATCTGTACAACCATAAATTATTGGAACACATGAACTATCATCTGTATTTGCATTTGGGTCATAATTAAATGATGTTGGATCAGTACAACCTAAAACTACAGGAATACAAGTACCAGGAGTATTTGCTGTTGGATCATAGTTAAATGCTGTTGAATCCATACAACCTGTAATTACAGGTATACAAGAACCATCATCAACAGTAGCTGTTGAATCATAATTAAATGCTAATGGATTCATACAACCCGGGATATTTGGAATACAAGGATCATTTGGATCTAATGTATTTGCATCTGGGTTATAATTTAATGAAGTTGAATCTGTACAACCATAAACAATAGGTACACAAGAATCTCCACAGAATGGTGTAGCTACATATTTTTCATAAAATGGAGCTTCAAATGGTTGTAATGCTCCTTGTCCATTATTAGCAAATGGGTTTACTCCTTCTTGTAATAAAACAACACTATCTGCATTTTCTAATGTAAATGAATTATGCCAAGTTTGGAATTGAACTTGTTGAGGTGAGGATTGTGGACTACCTACTTCAAAATAAAATACTTCTACTGTTTTATCTGTTTCCAATTGGAATTGGAACGTTTGTTCATATGAACCAGGTCCCATAGTAAATGTACCTACTGGCACACCATTTTGGGCAACACCTAAATATGAATTACCCCAACCATCACCTGCAGCATCTTCTATAGTTAAGAAATAATCACATACAGGTACAATTGCTTGTTGAGTTGCTGTTGGGTCATAATTTACGGAATTAGAATCTGTACAACCTACTATATGTAAATTAGCACATGAACCATCATCTACATTTGCTGAATCACTATATTCTTGGTAAGCTGGGTCTGTACAACCATAAACATCAGGAATAACAGGACAAGCAGATGCTTGTTGAGTTCCTGAATATAATACATTTCCAAAATTTGGAGTTGTCATTTCCCAAATAGTATCACCAGCACAATCTTTTATAACAACACTACCTGGTCCTGATGTTTGAGTACCAACCATACCATCTCCATAGGTATCATTTAAAATAAGTTCAAATCCTGCTGTTTGTGATACACAAAAATTATAAATGTAAGTTTGACCAATATCATTATAACCATATTCTCCTGGTTGTACTGAACCTATAACACCACCACTATTCATAATCCAAGATGTTTCACTTGGCCAATTATCTAATGTTATTTCCATTGTAATTGGATATTCTGTAAGACTATCACAACCTGCATTTCCAGCACAGCTTCCATCATCTGCTGTAGCCCAAGGGTTATAAGATACTTGACTTGAATCTGTACAACCTTCTATACATGGAGTTGGTGTATATGTAATAGTATCTGATAAAGTTCCATCACTAAATTCTACTTGAAGATAATGTTCAACACTCCAATTAGGTGGCATTTGTCCATTTCCTGCTAACATTCCATAATTAGTAGCATATGGTGGTACACCTTGATAAAATGGACCCCATCCTTCTTCATTCCAATATTTTACATTTACTGGTTCACACCATCCATTATCCCATTCCCAAACTACTAATGCTTGCTCACCACCTAAACATTGTTGGTATGCATTTGTATTTGTAATAGCACATACAGGTGGAGGACAAGGTAATAAATTTACTGTTGTATCATATTGAGTAAAATTACCAAGGGAATCTACATCTAAATCTAAAATTACACCTTGACATTCATTTGATAATTTAATCCATGCTGGTGTGTTTGCGTTATTATTTTGTGGTCCACCTTGCCATCCATCACCCCAAGAGTCTAATAATGATATATCTAACTCACCTGAGTCAGCTTGGATTACTGTAGAATAAAATTCAAATGGATTGCTTGGTTGGTAATTTACTAATGTGTCACCTTGTTGTGTGATTAGTGCGAATGATTCATCGTCGGCATAATAATCGAATTGTACTTCCAACTTGAACCAACTGTCATTTTGCGAAAAACCTAAAAAAGGGAGTACGCATAACAGTAGTACTAAGATTTTTTTCATACTATTTTAATTTTGTTCTTCTGATTTTTTACCACCAAATATTTTCTCTAAACCAGCTATACCAAAACAGCCAAGAGTTATTAGGGTAAAAGAATCGTAAATAAATTCATTGATAACTAAATCTCTACCAAGATAACCTGTTACAAGGTCTACTACTGCAAAGATAACCATAATTGCAAAAGACATAAACCCAATTACACTTTTTTCATTAATGTCGTTGTTATCTTTAAATATATTTTTAAATGCCATAAATTTTCTTTTTAATAAATTCATACACAAAACTTTGTAATACAATTAATGGTAACGATTTGGATATAAATATAGGAGGAGTATACAAAGTACACTCCTCTTATTAAATTTCTAGGGAAATATGCTATTTATTATTTCTTTTTAGGCTTTCTTCCCTTTCTTTTTCTTCCCTTAGCTGCGTCAACAACATCTTTTGACTGACTAGCTAATTCCTTAGCAGCTACAGCTACGTCTTTTAATTCTTCTTTGACTCGCTTTGCTCTACGCTTTACTTCTTTAACACCTTCTTTAACATCTTCAACAGCATCTTCTACTTCATCAGGGATGTAATCTCCATCTCTGTCATTAATTTTACCTTTTTTGTAAAATTCAAAATAGTAAATAACTGCCCCAACTAATAAAAGTGCAATAATAACTAATGTTGTAATCATAATTTGTAATTTAATATATTAATATGTTTATAAATATTATTATCCATCACAAGATACACACTCTGCCATTCTTGATCCTAAATCACCTTTAATAACTGAATCTGTTCTTAAATAATAAAATGTTTTTATTCCTAATTTCCACCCTTCCATATGTACTTGATTTATCCATTTTGGTGAATCATTAGGATCAAAAGACAAGTTTAAAGATTGGGTTTGATCAATATACCTTTGTCTTATAGCTGCTTGTCTTACTAATTCTAATTGGTTAGTTTCAGGGAATGTTAAAAATAATTCTTTTTCGTCTGGTGATAAAATTTCATCTGGGAGATTTTGAACTGAACCTCCATCTTGAAGCATTTGATCCCACCATTTTTGTTTATTTTCACCTTTTTCTTCTAATAATTTTTCTAATGATTTATTTTTTCTAATAAATGTACCTTTAGCACCATTAAAAGTGTAAATGTTAGCAGGTAAAGGTTCAATACCAGCTGATATACCCCCACAAATAACAGAATTTGATACTGTGGGCGCTACTGCTAATAAATGAGTATTTCTCATACCTGTACCTCTACACCACATTGGTTCACCATATTCTTGAGCTAAATCCATAGATGCTTTTTCAGCTTTACTACTAATATCTCTAAATATAGTATGTGTCCAAGCTGTAGATGCTATAGAATTAAATGGCAATCCTTTTTGTTGTAAAAACGTATGCCAACCCATTACACCTAAACCTAATGCTCTACCTTTTTTAGCATGATTATGAGTTCTTCTTAATGAATCTTTACCATTTGATTTATCAATAAATTCTTGCATTACACCATCTAAAAACCAAGTAGCTAATTCTACAGTATCTGTATCTTTCCACTCCTCATACTTAGCTAAGTTTAAAGATGATAAACAGCAAATAAACGAATGTTCTTCATCTGTAAATAAAGTAATTTCAGAACAAATATTTGTCATTGAAACATCTAAATTATTTAATCTATATGCTATTGGGTTATCTTTATTAACATTATCCTTATACATGATATAAGGTTCACCTGTTTCCATTCTTGCTTTTAGTACAGTAGCCCAACGAGACATAGATTCAGGATCCCTAGCTTCTAGTTTTCTCATAAAATTGTCTCCTACAACTACACATTGGTGTAAATTTAAACATTGTCTATTAGGATCACCTTTAGGTCTTCTAATTTGTAAAAATTCATCTATATCTGGATGTTCAATATCTAAATTAACTGATGCTGCTCCTCTTCTAACATTTCCTTGATTAGTAGCAATAATAGAAGAATCATAAATCTTACACCAAGGTACTACACCTTCTGATTTACCATTACCTGCTATTTCAGTTCCTCTAGGTCTAATTCTAGAAACACCAATTCCAACACCCCCACCTTTAGAAGTTAGTCTCATTAATTCAGCATTTGTTAATCCTATACCTCTAATAGAATCAGGAGTATCAATTCCATAACATGAAATTGGTAAACCTCTATCAGTACCCATATTAGAAATAACTGGTGAAGCTAAACCTAACCAACCATTCCAAATAATTTTATAGAATTTATTTTCTAAATCTGGTCTTTTAAGTCTAAATGCAGCTGCTTTAGCTACTCTTCTATAAGCTTTTTTTACATCTTCTCCTGGGAGTAAATATCCTTTAGATATTGTTGCTAAAGAAATTTCATCCATCCATTCTGGATAGTTTTTACCTGCTTCCCAATTTGTATAATCTACTTGTAATGCGTTATTTTCCATATTAAAATATTGATGCGGCATCCCAATTTTGAACACCTTTTGAATAATTAGTTACTCTATTAGCAAAGAAATCAGTGTGTTGTTTTCCAGCTGATAATGAATCAAACCAACTCATTCTTTGTACTGCTTCTGTATCAATTCCGTTTACAATAGGATCGTATCCTAAATCACCCATTTTTGTATTTAGTCTATGTTTAATAAATGATACTAAATCATATTTAGTACAACCTTCTAAATCACCCATTTCATATACTTTATCAATAAAATCTAATTCTAATTTTAAAGATAAACGAGCTGCTTCTTCAATTTCTTTTTTTAACTCAGGTGTATCTAATTCTGGGTGTTCTTTTAGTAAAGTTCTAAATAACCAACAACCAGCATCAGAATGTAAAGATTCATCTCTAATACTCCATTCTACAATTTGACCTACACCTTTGAGTTTATTTTGTAATTTAAATGATAATAAAACAGCAAATGAAGAAAATAAATTTACACCTTCTGTAAATGCTGAGAATATAGCTAATGATTTAGCTCTTTCATGCCAATTAGGAGTACCATCATGACTATCTTTAACACTCATTAACGTTTCAATTTTTGCTGCTGTTGTTTCATCCTCTAAAAATTCAGCAAAATTATCTAATCCTAATTCCTCATTTAATAAAGAATAAGCTTCAGCATGAATAGTTTCAAAACAACCAAAAGTAACAGCCATTGCTATAACTTCAGGTTTTCTAAACCATTTAGTTACTAAAGTAGACCAATAATCATTTACTACAGTTTCTGTTTGAGCAAATCCTTTAAGTATTGAACCTACAATATTTTTTTCTGTTTCTGATAGGTTTTGTTTCCAGTCATTTACATCTGCCATCATTGGTACTTCTGTCCATAGCCAATGGGCTTGTTGTTGTTTCATATAGAAGTCAAATGCTTCTGGGTATTCAAAGGGTTTATATACAATACGTTCCTGTAATAATGATTTTTTTGCCATTTTAATTAGTTTTAAGTTAAGAATTTAATTCAAAGAATTTGTTTGAAAGCATTTTTTTATCAAAAGTATCAAAATCTCCTTGCATTTTATTAGAAGTAGGTAACTCATCAGTTTCGTAGTCTTCAGCATTATAATCATGGACTTCAAAATGACCTGTAGATGTATCAGCTTTTACACCAAATGTTAAACCATCCATACCATATCTGTTTTTCATAATGTGAAATCTACCAGTTCCGTTTACTTTATCTTTTGCTTTCCTCGAAAGAGATAGACAAAAGTCAGTAATCATTATTTTATCATATGATCCAGCTGCTTTGTCTCCCTCAATAACATCATCTTTTGCTCCAGCACGATTTACTTGTGAAACTGACCAAATAGGTACATCTAACTCACGAGCAAGTCCTTTAGTGCTTGTATAAATATCATCAATTTCTCCCTTACGATCAACAGTTCGTTTCTTTGTTGAAAGAAGATCTACATAATCAATTATTATTAAATCAGCTTTAACTCCTAATTCTTCTACTTTACGGATATGTGATTCAATAGTTGAAATTGTTGCACGACCTGTTGGGAATTCTTTAATGATTAATTGTCCTGGAATTTCAGGAATTATTTCTTCTATTTTTTCTCTATTTCGTAATACTTTATCAACTGGTATTTTGGAAAAGAAAGCATCGTATCTTCTTCCTACATATTGTTCACCTAATTCTAAAGTATAATGTAAAACGTTATAACCCATTCTTACAGCATACCCTCCTAAGGCAACTAAAGACCACGATTTACCACCTCCTGGATTACCAAAAATAAGACCAAAATCTCCATTTCCCAATCCACCTTGGAGTATGTCGTTAATCCTTTCCCATGGAGTTGATATAACTGTTCTTGCATCTTCTCTAAAACGAGATTCAATGTCTTTATTATATTCATGTCCTACATTTTTATCATTACCAGCTTTTAATGCTGTTTCTACTAAATGTTTAATACCATCAAAATCACCAGCTTTTAATAAATCAACAGATGACATTAGTGCTTTTTTAAGTTGTTGATTTTTACAAAATGTTTGAAACTCTTCTTGAACGTATTCTAAATCTTCATCTGATGCTTCATATGCTGCTTTTAGCTGTTCTCTTACTGATAATTTTAATACTTCATTTTCAATTTTAGAAATTTCTACTTTTAAAATATCCATTGAAGGCGTCGTATGATACTTATCGTAATACCTAAGAATTTCTTTAATTACCCATTGATGGGCTTGATTATCAAAATATTCATCACTTAAAATGTCATGAATATTTACTAAAAATTCTTTATGTGTTAATAAAGAAGATAGTACTTTTATTTGAAAATGAGTACCATACTGATTTAAACTTGTTAATGTCATATAACTTTTATTTTACAACTTCAATTTTTCGAATATATCTTTAACCCAAAATTCTACATTACGTATCATTCCACCTAACTTATCTTCGTTATAGAATGCTACGAATTGTTCAGGAATGTACTGATATTCATTTGTTTCCACAACCTTAGTTAAGTATTTTTTATCATTATCATCTAACATAGGGTTAGATAAATCCATTATTTTATAATTTTTTTCTAATTCATCTATATGTTGAATAACTCTAGCATACACTACATGATCTTTATATTTTTGTTCACAAATATTATAAATGTCATTTAATGTCATTTCACGTTCTGCTAATTCAGGGAATTTTTTTAATAATCCTTTTTCACCTAATCCTTTAACTCCCTTAACTTTATCTGAATTATCACCTAAAAGTGTTTTATATAAAATAAAATTATGAGGAGGCATATTATACTTTTCTTTAATTGTTTGATCTGTATAATACTCTTTTTCCATAGGACGATATACAATTATATTTTCATTTACTAATTGTAAAAAATCCTTATCAGAAGATACTATAAATACTTTATCTTCTGGTTTAGAAGGTATGATACTACTCATATAAGCTATAATATCATCAGCTTCTACTTTAGGTAAACTAACAGTTTTAACAGGTAATGTTTTTAAATATTGGATTATTCTTACCATTTGGTCTACTTTAGCATCATGTTCTTCTTCTAAATTATCAAAAGCATCCCAATTAGTAATACGCTGTAAATCTCTACCTGATTTGTATTCAGGGAGCAGATTCTTTCTAGCATTAGCTGAACCTGCTCCATCAAATACAACATAAACATGGGTTGGATCTATTTGTCTTACCAGTGCTCCTAATGATCTAAAAAACCCACCTAAACCACCAATGTGGACTCCATCAGGATTAACCATATTCATCATAGCAAAATTTCTGAAGAATAAATTTAATCCATCAATCATTAAAATTCTTTTACTGTCTACAGTCTCCTCTCCTTGCTCATCGAGATTATCGAGGAGTTTAAGTAATTCTTTATGTTTCATAATTAGTCTTTATGTCCTGAATATACGAAAAATATTTCAGGTATCAAAATCTATTCCGGTTCTTCTACATGGGAAGTTATGTCAGTATAAGCTTGATCTTCTTCAGCAATAATAAAATCACCACCACCTAAAATTTTCTTCCACTCATCTTTCATTTCTTCTTTATATGCTTTCAATGATTTATCATTGTCCAATATAAAACCATGAGGGGTCATTACAATTTTACCTCTAGTAGTAACACCATTAATGTGGTTTTTATCAACTTGTAAATTTACTCTTTTAGCAAATTCAACCTGCTTACCATCTTTAATAGCTTTAATCTTAGAAGTACCTGCAGACATAACATTACCAAATGTAACTACAAATGTTGAATCAAACCACATTGCATAACCTCCTTTGTTCATCAACTTAGGTTGACCCATTGGAGATTCCGGTTTTAAAGTCCATACTTTGTTAATAGCAACAAGAGTATTAGTATATGGACTACTTTCCTTTCTAGACAATACAATACGCTGATTTACGTTATTACCAAATTGAGTTGACATTGCACCTGCATTCCACTCATTATTGTTTTTATTTGATTTTAACGACATTTCACAAGGTACAGAACCAATTGAATCCCATAAGAATAATAAGTCATAAGGTAAATTACCTTTCTTTTGTTCATCAATAAGATCTAAAATAAACCCAGCTACATCTTCAATTGAATTAATTGATTCTCTATCTGTGTAAATAAAATTACCTGTGTAATCCAGAATTTCACCCGTTTCTTCATCTACCACTTCATTTACTTCTAATCCCATTTGAATAGCATGTTCCCAATTCCATTTCATCTCTGTAATAATGAATACTGGAAGTACTTTACGTTTTTGGGCAGACACAGCAGCTTCAAGTAGAGCAGTTGTTTTACCTGTGTCTGAATGACCTCTAAGTAAAACAATATGCCCCATTGGAATCCCAGGAACTGATGTTATTTCTTGGTAAGCATCAGAAAGAGGAATCCATTCTTGTTCTTTAAATTTAGCTTTAGAAGTTAAACCTTTTTTATTCTTAAAACTTTCTAAATTAAAATTTGCTTTAATTTCTGAGGAGACTGCCTCCGATAGTGATTTTTTCTTTCTTGCCATACAATATTAATTAAAACGGTAAATCGTCTTTTTCGTCGTTAAACAGATCATCAAATTGTTGTCCTTTTGACTTAGTTTCTTTAGTATTTAAAGAATAATTTGATTTCTTTTCATCATTGTCAAATGCAACAGCAGGTTCTGATATAATATCACCTTCTTTTTCTTCACCTTCAGGAGCTAACCATTCTTGAAGTGATGCTTTCATTTCATCATAAGAAAGTGCTTTAAATACCTTCATAGGATCTGCTTGTTCATCTAAAAACCTTTCTACTTGCTTTTCATCATCCGATAATGGTGATGTTTTCAATGAAGGTCCTACTGATGTTTTGTTGTAAGGTGTACCTGTTGACTCAGGCCCTACAGTATTTAATTTAATATCTCTACCTCCAACAATATCAGTGTAATCACCAATTTCATCATCAGCAGCCATATTTAAAAAGTCTTGATATACTTCTTTACCAAATTGCCATAATTTAACACCCTCATCTTCTTGTCCTCTAACTACTACAGGAGCAAAAATTCTTGTTTTTGGGTCTAATTTTTTAGCTAATCTCCAATTTTCTCTATCATTAGTTTGACGTAATTGTTTAGCAAACTCCATAATAGGATCTTTTTCACCCCAGTTAGATGGTGAAGCCATTACTCTTTTACTACCAATTCCATAGTAAAATTTCATTTCTGTAAATGGAAATTCTTTGTTAAATTTATTAGGTACAACTCTTACGACTTGTTTACCTATTGATGGTTTCCAGAATAGTTGTTTTTGTTGACCACCTGAAGAATTGTTCGCCTGTTTTTGAAATTCATTAAGGCGCTTTTTAATTGCGTTTAAATCCATGTTTTATAACTTTTAATTTTAATAACTCTACTTAATATACAAACCCATATTTAATTTACCAAACTAAAGTTCAATAATTTTAAATATTTTTGTTTTCAATTGCTTTAACTCATCATGTTGAGTTAGGAGAATTGTATTCCTATAATGTTGCCAATCAATTGGAAATTTTGTATCTACAACACCCCCATTTAATCTTTTAATTAATTCGTTTAAAGCATTAATAGTGTATAAGGTGTTAGTATCTTTCTTACGATGAACCATTATGGTATTAGGAGGTAAACCTTCAGTATTACCTTGTTCTATATTGTAAGTACAAACATACTCATCATTGCTTTTTATATGTAATACGAACACTTTTTTATAAAGAATAGAATAATTATTAGTAATACGATCTAATAACGATTCCAATCCTTCAAGTGTTGTGAACTTACAAAATAGTTTATTATTCAAATCTACAAAGTTTAAGTTATTCAACTCCTGAAAGTCGTCTACAGTATACATATTGTAAGATTTATTTGAAATTGTAAGTGTCTCCATAATTAATTTTTACTTGTAAGTTGTTATTTTTAAAGATATTTTCTATTTCAGTTAATATCTCTTTATCTTCTTTACTAAAATCAAAAAGAAAACTATCATAGGTGTAAAGTACTAACTTTGTTCGCCTATTTTTTAACAACTTTAGTATGTCCCATAATATACAAACGTTGTATGATGTCTCCAAGTTTTGTAGTAAATAATTTAATAGTTTTTGGGGTTTCATATCCTCTAAATTATCTTCTATAAGTTGATAACCCGAAATAGGACATTCAATCCAACCATTTTCTTGATAAGCTTCCCACAACTCATCAGTATATACTTGAACTTTTTTAAAAAATTCCAGATCTTTATATTGATCAAATACTCCTCCGTATAGTTGTTTAAATGTTAATTCTTTAGCTTTTTGGTAATCCACTCCATACATTTCTGCAAAGGCCATGTGAATATCTTCCACACCAAATTCATAACCGACAAGTTTAGCAAGGAGAGTAGGATGATAGGCACTAATATCAATTTCAATAAATACGTTATTAGAAGGGATAAAAGACTCTCTTGCTCCGTTTTCTTTGTTAAGCGCGGCATAATTTACTCCTTTAAATTTGTTACTTGGCCTTCCTGTAAGTGTTTTAAAGTTGTATTGCGTGTAGGTGAATTCTTCATTGATAGGGTGAAAGTACGATTCGAATTTTTCTCTATCAACTCGTATTCCACTTCGCTCCAAGGCGTTGAATACCACTGTAGTTTTTGTGTTGTTAAATTCGTTGATTGGCTCATATATTTTATCTTTTAAATCATTATATAATTTTTCACAATACTCATAGTGTTTAACTATTGGTATTATTTTATTTACATCTTTTTTATCACCCATTTTATTGTAAAAGTAAGAATGGGTTTTGGTGTATTCGCGTATATACGTATGAGAATTTAATGTTATGTCATAAAGAGTTTTTAATGGAAAATAATGTAAAAATTCCTTTTTATCACGTACATATAGTTTATCATATTTGTTTAATACGTGTTTTACGTTGTTTAAATCAATAGACAATGTTTCTCCATGTGATATGGGGATAATATATCCTTTAGTGGCTAATAACGGTCTAAGGTAAATTGCACAAACTTCATTTATTGTAGGGTGAATGCGATTGTTATATGGAATTACTTCCACAAACGCTTCTTTATAACCACTTTCATAAAACCCTTTTAATTGGGAGTCAGATTCCACTAACCAAAACATAACTATTATTTTGGTTTAATATAAATAATTTATTATAAAAATCCAAATTTAATTATAATCTTCACCAAACCTTTTTCTATGTTCCTTATTAGTCATTAAAGTTCCATCAGGCATATAATGATACCCAGGTGGTGGAGGTGGTAAATCATTTACATCAGTAGGTAAATAAAACTTTAAAAAGTTAAATTTTAAAAACCTACCAAACCCTTGTCTTTTCATTCTTCTTTCTTGAATTAAAACTATATTATTATTAGTTTTTTGTACTTCTTCTTCAATACCTGTTATAGTCCATTGAATTTTAAATGTTTGATAAAGTTGCCATAAATATGAATCATCTTGGCTTTTTAATTTATCATATACCTCTTTATTTAATTCTAAATAAATATCTTGATTTACTTTTACACAAAAATACCTTGTAAATTGTCCTAATTCATAATCATCTATATTAGGTTGGGGATAAGCCTGAGTTGGTAGTAATGTTCTTGTTGATTGGTTTAAATTGATACCTTGTAATCTAGCATAATCTACTACCATACCTTCATCATACCCCGGAGTATCTATTTCATCAAATATAGTTGGAAAATCTCCATATGCTATTTCATTTTGAACTTGATCAGGTTTAAATGTTACACCTACATCTTCTACAGGAATTAACTCTACATTAGGTAAATCATTAGGTGTTTTACCTGAGAAGAATTTACCTTCAAATGTTTTATAGTAATATCCTCTATAAAACTCTCCAGTTTCTTTTATTTGTAGCTTATTATCGCTAGTATACTGATTGGTTAATATTCTATTCTTTGGTATATACATTACGATGCAGGGGCTCTAAATGTTAATAAATCCCAATTATTACTTTTTCTTCCTTTATAAACCATATCGGTTCCATAATTGGTTTGAGTTGATGTTGCCCATCCTGTTGAATTAATTTCACCTACGTAAATTTGGGCATGACCATATTGATAATGAGATATTTTACCTGATGTAGGTTTATCATTAGCATAATAAACACATACATCTCCATATCCCCATGTTTGAGTTGCTATTTTTTCTATACATCTTTTACGTGTTAAACCTGTAGCTACAGATTTTGTATAACCTAATTTCGTTAAGTTATTAAAGAATTCATTATTTTGATTGGCATTACCTCCAGCTGCTAATTTTCTACCAATATCAGCTGATTCATTTTTTAAGAATTTAGTATAAGCTCTTGCTAAATTATAAGACCATTGAGCACACATTCCGCTTACAGCTCCATCCCTTGAAAATACTGAATTATATGATTTTTGCATTGCATTAAATCTTGTAGCTGATGTTGGATTTAATGAAGCTGGTGGTTCAACGTCTGATGTTGGTGGGATAGGTTTAGCTGAACCAGCTGAGTAATTTTGTGCTACCACTACTGATTTTTGTTGTGCTGGTCTTTTAGGTGCTGCTTTTGATTTATTTGCTGGAACTGATAAAGTTTCTAATTTAGTCGTCCATTCATCTGAATTAATACTTTGATTTACTGATGTTACTTGTAAGTCTACACTATCTCCTTGATATGAAGGAGGTAAAATATCTTCAGTTATTAAAAACTTTTGAAATAATTTAATACCAGATATACCATCCATTTCTAAACTTAAATTAAATGGTAAAAAGAATGGAGAATCTAATTGTGATTCTTCAGCAGCTGTGGCATCTGTTAAAATTCCTAATAATAAATCAGCATGAGTAATATTATGTGATTTTAAAGATACACAATTTTCATCAACAAAATTTAAATTACTATATATTCCTTCAAATAAAGTAATTCCATCACCTACAATATTAGTACTAAAGTTTTCTTTAGCTTGTTCTTGTGGTGATTTTTCTTCTCCTCCTGTTTCTTTATTTGATGGAGATGATTCTTTTTCAGGAATAATTCTATCTTTTAACCCAGCATTATAATTTGAAAAAGCAGTTGCGTTTCCAGATACTTGGTTTGAGTTAGCTTGAGCCCCTATTGAAATCATAGTAGCAAAATCATTTGATAAATCAGCTGTTAAATTAATACTTTTAATAAAACTACCATTAACCTCTGGTTTTACCCCAAAAACATTAAATCTTGTGTATGTTCCTAATGCTGGTGGGTCTGTAAATCTTTGAGGTATATCTTCTATAAATCTTATTTTTAAACCATCATCTGATAATCTACAACTAAACTTATTAACTCCTCCTAATGCTTCAATTATACCTTTATTTAAACTTTGTAAAAAATCAATTAATTTAATATCACCATCTTCATTTGTGGACATAGCATTTAAAGTTCCTTCTATAAAGTTAATATTAACCATTATATTAGATAATCTTCCTAAGTAAATATTTTGTTTATAAGCAAAACTAGTTTCTTTTAATATTTCATTAATAGGATAATTTGGAATGTCTATAGCAGGTAAAGCTACATTTGAATATGGTATTAAACATACTCTAGGATCCCCTGAAAACTGTCCTGGGAATGTTAAAATTACATTATCATCATTATCTAGATCATCAAGATCCATATCAAACGTAATAACTGGTGTTTTTGTTGTTTTACTGTATAATAATAATTTTGATTGGATAAAAGCCATTAATGCCCCATACTTCATATAAACTTGAGGGGTTACATTAGTATCATCATCTGTGGCTTCTACAGGAACAGATAATAAAGCCCCTCCATAAAGAGGTGATTTTTTATTTCCTGATGCATCTAATAAAGAATTTAAACCATAATCTAAAAGTGAGGGTGCTTCTGCGGCTGCTTGTTTTGCTTGTTCATATATGTTAAATAATTCTTTATTTAAAATTGATTTATCTTTATTAGCAATTAATGGTGGTTGTTCGTTTTCTTCATCTGCTTCTTCACCTTCACTTGTTTTATCTTTATTAGGATCTGTAATATTAACTTTTAATGACTCTATAACATCACCTACAGAAGTTAATTCTACTTGACAATCATAACTGCCATCAGGGTTAAACTGCCAATTAAATTTGGTTATTTTACCATATATAGCATCATAATTTCCATCATGTGCTTCTCTTTCAGCATTTATTTTTTCATATAATTCATATTGACTAACCCCTCCATTAAGTAAAGCACTCATAGGACCTGTATAAAATTGATCCATTGACTCTAATTCACCATCATTACTAAGATATTGACTCCAACCAAATTCTAATAATAATGTGTAACCTGGTCTTAAATACAATACATCAAGTAATTGAAATTGTGCTTTTGAATAACATTGAATATTAATTATAGTTTTACTTAAAGCACCATTATTATAATAAGTTATATCAGCATTAGTTAATCCAGGCATAGGTACATAACCTCTTTCTGATATACCTCCCCATCCATAAGCTCCATTAAATACGTTTGTTTGATCATTTAACCCTTTTTGTAAACCTGAAAATTCTCCATCTTTTATATTTGTAGCTGATACAACACCACCTTGTAGTATAAAGTTTTTTGCTAATTTATCACCAGATATCAATTCGGAAGGTACACCTGCTTTAATTAATTTTTTTAATACAGAATCTTTTAATTCGGCTCCTTGTGATCCTTTATTTGTTAAATTTACTGAACTTGCTAATCTTAAAAATGGGGTTTTATTTGTATAAAATCTAAGAAATTTTTCATCAATGTTACTACTTTTACCTAAAGCTTCTTGTCTTGTATCTATTTGTTTTTTAACCCATGAATCAAATGGTAAACCTAAAAAATTATTAGCCATAACATTACTGATTTAATAAATTATAACTATCTACAATTGCTTGTACATTAACTGGAATTCTAATTTGTGAACCTTCTGCTATAAATAAAGAACCCATATTTACAATATTTGGATTTGCAATAGCAATCACCCAATACAATGTGACATCTTTATAAAATTGATTTGCTAATAAATCTAATCTATCACCAAATTCAGTTTCAACCCAAATATCATTTTCATTTGCTGGTACTTCTGGGTATGTAACATTTTTATAATATTCTGTACCTAGTGTACCTACGAATTGATTTTCGTTTCTTAATACTTCTATGTTAGCATATCTATTCATTATTCTCCTGTACCTTCTCCTGGTATATTATTTCCATTATTATTATCTCCATCTCCTGTTGCTTGATATTCTCTATAATTATCTGCATAATTTCCACTAGAATCAACAGCATTTGCTAATGCAATAAATCTACTAGATGGATCATTTGCTTGATTTGGTTTCTGTGGTAGGAATGTATGAATAGGAGTGAACGAAAACCCGCTTACTTTAATCATATGTGGAAGTTCTTTTACAGATGAATCAACCCCACCCTCAGCATTTATACCTATCTCCCAAGGTGATTCTTGTGGAACATCGTAAGTTAATTGAGTTATAAATCCTGGTTGTTCATATAAATAACCTCCTACTGTTAGTCTTACTAAATTTCCTCTCATAAATCCAGCTTGTGTATAATCTGGAGCTAAAGTTGAAGCTAAATAATTTAATTTTTTATGCATTGGGATAAGTTCTGCTTTTGACTGGGCAAAACAAGTAAATGATAAACTTATTGATCTACCAAATCCTCCATAATTATATAAAGTATCACCTCTACCTACATAGTTAACTTCATTCCAACTTGCATTATATGAATCACTAAATGAATCTAAATGAGCTCTAAAATGCATGTAAACTGCTTCCCTATTAGCACCATCATTATTAATAGCGGCTATTCTAAATTTAACTAAATCGTTTATAGCTAATTCACTTCTAGGACCTGTGCTAGTATACATAGGCATAGCTGTAATTTTATCTAACGCCTCTAATTGTGTAGCATCCAAACCATAATCCCAAACATTTTTAATAAATCCTTGTTCTGTACCTGTGTTAGATCTTCCTGGTTGACCCATATTTAATCTTCTATCCATGTTTTTAGTTTGATAGTCTGGTGATAGAGATAAAATAGTTGATCTATTATTTTTTTCAGCTGAACTTCCTGTAGATGGATATGTGTATAATTCTTTTCTAAAATCTTGAGGAAAATCAATTGGTTGACCCTTACTTACATTTTCTTTATTTGCTAATTGATTTTGATCATATGTAAGTGATCTAAATCCATCTAATGTATCTTCCCCATCATATAAAACATTAGTGTTGGTTTTTAATTTTCCATTTTCATCAATTGAATTTACTGAGGTAACAAAGTTTTGTGTTGGGAATTGACCATCTGTTGAAATTGCATCATTTCCATTTGTTGCTGTAAAAAGATTAGCAGAATCATTAATAGAAGATGAATATAATGAAGATGCATTAGGTCTAATAACTCCTTTTATATCATAAGTACTTTGTCCTGGTTCTGCCTCTGATTTAGGAATATAAGCACTTTTTGTTACAGCAGAATTTATAGTAAATTGACTAGTAGGTGTTAGATATGTGTTTATGTTACCTTTAGGGGTAAGTGAACCTGATGTTTTATAAACACTAGGGTAAAAACCTTTTAAATTCCATGTGTAACCACCACCTGATGTTACACTTCCACTTATTCCATCTTCAAGATCAACTGATCCAGTAACACCTCCAAATTTAACAAATTCAGCAAATGCTCCTGATACTGCTGGGTTAATAAATGAACCTGTAGTTCTATTATTAAATCTGCTTGTTAAATAACTTTTTAGTCCCCCTCCTTGAAGATTAAAATTTACGTTTCTTTCTCCTGTTCCTTGATCTGCAAATCGAAGATTTGTATTACCTATACCTAATATAGATCCTGGTCCACCAGGGTAAGAATATACATTTGTAGCAGTATTAGGAAACCCTGAATCTAAATGAAATTCAAATAATTTTTTTAATCTATTTTGTTTATCATTATCTGCCTCTCTTTGACCTTTTGTAATGCCATAGTAAGTAGTTATTCCAGCACCTGGAAATAAACCACCATCTTCATTTGCTGTTGGATCTAATCCTAAAAGATTAGGATGACCACCAAATCCAACTCCTGCTGCTCCTAATAAAGTTGATGCAGGTGTATAAATACCTTGATTAACTCCACCTCCACCACCTAATACTAATTCTGAATTACTACTAGCGCCTACAGCATTCCCAATAAAATTATTTATACTTTCTAAAAGGGATAAATCTTCACCTTGAGCAAAATTAAAATTTCCTTGACCTAATGTTTGTTGTGACTTTGCTCCTCCATAACCTGCACCACCAGCTTGTGTTTTAACTGATGTACGAGATAATAAATTTTGTTCTGCTATAAATAATAAACCTCGAGGTGATTTCTCATCAATAAACATTTGGGTTAATCTACTTACATCTCTTATAGTTTCTCTAGGTTTTAGAAATCCTGTAGGGACGAAGAATTGATCGCCTATACCTCTTCCAGGCATATCGTCATAGTTTAACCCTTCAGGAATATCTTGAGTGATGTATGGTTGTTTACTACTACCACCTTCACGTCTATCTCTTCCAAAGGGCAAACTTTTTAAGTCTGTCTGGAGATTAATTAGAGGCATACTTTAAGTTTAAAATGAAGCTCCTTCTGGTGTATTATTTTTAAATCTGTTTACTGGTTCTTGATAAGCTCTTGCTGCTTCACCTAATTGTGAAACTGAAGGTACAGTATATCCAGTAGCTCCTGCTCCAAAATTATCATAAGCTTGGTTTGGTGTACTAGGATCTCCTTGATTTGAATATTTAAAATGAAGGATTCCATTAGGATCATTAACACTAGCTTGTGGTTGAGGACTAGCTGGCGATACAGGGTAACCTAAAGTTGAACCATTAGTATCAAATTCTTTTTTTATTGAATGTTTTGCCATAATATAATTATTTAATTGTTTTATTATAAATATTAACCAATTTTAGAAGTTGCTAAAGCCATTGATCTACCTGCTTTAGCACCATCAATGTAAACATCTCCACCTTTTTCTATAGCTGATGCTATTCTTTCTAGTAGTGTTATTACTTCTCCACTACCACCACCACCTAAATTAGTACCTCCTACTATAACATCATCAGCTCTAAACTTTTGTATTGGTTGTCCTGGTCTTGAAATAAAATCTTCCGCTACATCACCTGATCCAAATAAATCTATTACAGCAGATCCTAATCCCTCAGCACCTATAGCATCTGCTAAAGCTCCACCAACCCATCTACCTAAAGCATCTCCAGCTAAAGCTCCTAAAAGAGTACCTACACCTGGGATAGGAATAAATGAACCTAAAATTCCACCTAAAATTGAACCACCTATAGATCCTATAGCTTCAGCTGTTCTTTTTCCTACCATTTGATTTAATTTTGCTCCAGTTTCACCTGATCCTATCATTGCTGAAATATCAGATGCTGCAAAAACACCTTCAATAGCTGTTCCAATTAATGGAATTTTTTTAGCTCCCGTTTTTAAGAAACTTCCAACATTTTTACTTAAGTACTCTTTAGCAGCATTTAAAGGATTTAATTTTGAAAAGAATTTACCTACTGATCCGAAAAATCCTTTACTTGCTCCTCCTGCTGCTGCTTTAGTACCAGCTGAAGCTGTTGATTTAGCAGCTGTTGATGTTGCTGCTTTAGTACCTTCTTTAACTGCACCCCCAGTTCCACCTAATGCTTTAGGTAATTTAGATGCAGTTTTAGAAATACCACTTAAAGTACTTTTAATATTACTAAATATTTTTAAAGCACCTCCTATTCTACCAAATAATCTAAATGCAGCAATTCCTGCAACTACTTTTGATATAGATGTTAAAACACCTTTCATAGATGATAGACCTTCAATACCATCCATTACAAAATCTAAAAACTTACCAAACATTTCAATAAGAGGAACTAATTGATCTTTAAGTTTTATCATTGCATCTTCAAATCTTTTTGATGCTGCTTCAGCATGTAGTTGATTTGTTAATTGTTCAGCTCCAATTTTTCTTTGTTCTTCAGCTGTTATGACACCATCTTCCATTGCTTTATTATAAGCTTCTGTTGCTTCTGTCATTGATTTAGATTCACCATTTAAAAGCTCTTGAGTTTCTAAAGTTTTAGCTAATTCCTCTCTTGACATTCCAAAAGCTTTAGCTAATGAATTTTGTTGAAGAACATTCATCGCACCAAATTCAGCAGCTGTACCAATTTCATTTTGAATTGCTTTAGCTAATCCTTCTTGATCGCCCATTAAAGCAGCTCTTCTAGCTTCTTCTAAATTTAACTGTTTACCAGTCATTAATTCAGCTTCCATTTCAGCCGCAATAGAAGATTCAAAATCTAATAAACTATTACTAGTATTTTCTAATTGTTGTTGGCTTAATCCTAATTTAGCTGATTGGAAAGCTGCGTTAGCTAATGATTTACCTTGACCTTCCATTGTTAATCTATTAGCTGCGCTAATATTACCTATATCAGCAAATATTGCTTGTTGGTTTACTGCTACTCCTTCTTGTTCGGCTAAGACTGCTATTTGCCCTCTTAATTCATTTGTAAAATCTTCAGCGCTTTCACCTCTTATTTTTGCTGATTTTATAAATTGTGCTGCTTGCTCATTAGTTAGTCCAAATTCATTAGATAATAATGAAAAAGTTTTTAATTCTGAAGCTGTTAACTTAATAGATAATCCTACCTGTTCGTTAAATTCTTGTATTCCTTTTACAGCATCAGCAATATTAAAGTGAAGTTCACCACTATTATTAGCAGCAAAATTTAACTCTGTTTTTAGCTGATTAGCATCACTTCTTCCTAAACCAAAAGTTTTAGCTAAATCTTCTCTTGCGGCACCAAATTCTTTTAAACCTTTTTTAAACCCTTTAAAAACTGCAACATCAAAGGCAGCCCCTAATTCTTTACTAAATATTTTAGCACCATCAGTAAGGGTTTTAGATAGTACTTTTGCTTTTATTTGTGAATCTGAAAGATTTTCCTCCCCATTAGCTAATTCTTCAGCATAGTCTCTAGCTCCTTGTTCTAATTCTTTAAATTTATCAGAACCTATATTTAAACCTATTTTCTTTAAAATCCCTGATGCCCCATCTAACGCTTGACCTGTTAAACCTGTTAACTCAGTAATTTTTTGTTCTTCCTTTATTCTTTTTTTAGTTTGAGCTATAATATCTTCTTGAACTTTATATTCAGATTTTAAATTAGCTAAAATTGCTTCTTCAACTTCTGATAGTTCTTCTTTGCTTTCAAGCTCTTGTCTTATTAATTCTAAACGTTTTTTCTCTTGTTTAGCTTGAGTTAGGATGAGGTCAAGGTCTTTTTCTCTAAGTTTAGTTATATCATTTACATCATCTGAGAGTTTTTGTGCTAAACTTTTTAATTTAGAAAATGATTTAGTTGCTTCTTTAGCAGGATCGGCAAATCCTGGTTTCCATTCTCTAACTATATTTTTAATAGATTCAGCTATTCCACCAAACCCATCATCAAGATCAATTGCTGCTACTCTAGCTTCTTGTAAATACTGATTTAATAGTTCTATATCTTCAACCCCAGCAGCATTTATATCAATTTCAATTTTATCCTTACCTAATCTAGAATAAATTTTATTTATCTCAGCAAGATCTTTCCTAAGTTGTTGTATTTGTTTTGGATCTAAAGCCATTAGGTTTTTATTATTTTATTATAAATATTAAAAATACCTATTTTTTAGCCCTTTTTGTTACATAAGAGGGAGGTTGAATAGTTTGTGGTGGAGCATTTTTAGTTGGTTGGTTTAAATCTATTTGAGTACTATTTCCTTTAGAAGCTTTTTTAGTTGCTTCTGCTTGTTCGTCATAATACTTTTTTAATTTATTAAAAGTGAATGTACACAACCATGTAGGCATGTTGTAAACTGTTTCCCAGTCGTAACCACCGTTACCATGAAATACAATTTCGTGTATAGTATTAAATAAATTTATTCTTATTTTGGAAGCATTATCCAGCGTCAGGCCAAAAAAAGCTAAGCCCAATTGGGATTGTAACGTCGTAGCTTGAGCCGTCGGGAAAAAAAGTTAGATCAACATCAGGTTGAACTAATTTAATATAATTCCTTAACGCCCTGGAATCTTGGGCTAAAAGGAAGTTATCTACAAACTCCCTGACTCCTTTCTTATCTGGGTTGCCATTAACGGCTGTAATAATATATTTTAAACGAGTTGATAATTCAGGACTAGCATCTTTATTAATCTTTTTAAGGCCTTGTAATTCTCTTTCAATTGATCTTTCATCTCTACCATCAAGAATTTTAAATGAGATTTTTGTTCCAGTCTTTGGAAGCTCATAATCAAATTCATTTTTACCTTTTGTAATAACACTTTCATCAAATGGTTTATTTTCAAGAGTTGATAAATCAACTGTTTGTTTTTCTCCTTCATATTCAAATTCATAAGTAGATCCATAACCTAAAATACGTGCTGCTATTAATAAAGCATTTTTATCTCCAACAATTAAATCATCATATTTAATATTTTTATCAACTATAAGAGATTGTAATAATTTATCTAATACAATTCCTTTTTTAATGTATGATTGATTAGTTAAAATATCCTCTTCTTTAGCAGTCATATATTTTATTTCTACTTTTCCAGAAGATAATGGATTGTCTTCAGAATATAACAATCCTTTTGAGGGTAATTCTACTTGTTCAGTAGGTAATTTAAATTCGCTCATATAAATTTTATTTAGTTATAACGCTATTTGTGTATACATATATAATGTAAAAAAAAGCTTGACCGAAGCCAAGCTATTTTTAAAAATATTTTGAATTTTTTTAGAAATTCAATACGCAGTAATCCATTCCAATTGTTAAATCGATGTTTTGAGCTTCACCATCAGTATCCCAGTTCATGTCTGCAAATGATCCATCTTTAATAAATGCACCTTTTATAATCCATTCTGATACTACATCACCTACTGGTCCTAATACATCAATTGTTAAATCTTTCTTATAGAAATCAGAGTAACCAGCTCTACCTGTTACTGATTCATAATGTAATCTAACCCATTCCATTACTGCTTGAGCACCTGAAGGAGTAATTGGATCAAATAATTGCATTGTGATGTCATTCCATCTCAATTTGCCTTTTACTTTTCTATAAGTATTAATATGGTTTAGTACAATTTCATCTTGTGCAAATCCTATTCCACTTACACCTTTAATGATATAAGATGGGAATCCGTCAACATACATTACAAACCTATTTGCTACTTTGGGCTCAAAAGCTGTGAAAAATATTTCGTTTGGGTCTAATACTGCCATTTTATGTTTTGTTTAATTTTTTTAATTCAATTATAAATATTACGTTTTCTAATTCTTATGCAGGGAACTCAGCTCCTGTTGGAAGAATATTGAAATCTAGGTAAATAAATTCTGCCGTTTTAGTCGGTTGAATGTATATAGCACCTCTTAATTCGTTTCTATCAATTACCTCAGGTCCATTATTTGAATCATTCATTACAACTTTAAACGCATATAAACCTTGTCTTTGTTGTACAGACTCTAAATATGGGTTAACTTGTCCTAAGAATACATTTCTAGTTGCAGCTGTATTTTGTTCAAATACTAAGTTATCTGAAATCTGTGAAATGAAATTCTTAAGGGCAATTAACAATCTTCTTACATTTACTCTATCTAAAGCTGATGCTTGTGTTTGTAGTGTTTTCTGTCCAAATACTACAACTCCTCTTCCTGGGAATGTAGCAATTGGGTTAACTTTACCTACATATAAAGTATCTCTGTTAGATTGAGTTAATTTTCTTTCTGCTTGAACTACTACTCCTAATCCACCTCTGTTTATACCTGCTGGTGCAAACCAAGCTTCTGCTGTTCTATCATTAGCTGCATAAACACCTGGGATTAATGTTGAAGCTGGAACCCAAACTCTTTGTCCTGAATCTGGATCAGTTACCATACACCAAGGCCAATATGCTGCTGCATATGAAGTATCTAAACTTGCTGCTGTAGTTGTAGTTGCTGTTATTGATGAATTATAAGCTTCAAGATCTAGTACAATTATATTATCACCTCTATCTTCAGTATTTGAAATTAAAGTGTTTGTTGTTGAACTATAATCTGATTGATATAATCCTGGAACTGAAATTATATTGTATTGGTAATCATCTTTATTTGCTAATAAATTAATAGCATCTGTATAATTTCCTCCTACTAATCCTTGAGTATCAGTTCCATTAATTTCTTGATAATATTTTCCTTGTCCAGTTAATATTGATCCTTGAGCATCTCCAAATGAACCAGAACCTGCTACTGGGATTGAAGCTGTAAATTGTGATTTTGCATTTCCACTATTATCTAGGTAATCTGGAGTTTTGTAATTTACTTGTTTTACTCTTACATATCTTGAAGCGTTAGCATAAGATCCAGTTGTTTGTAAATATGGCTCTGAAGTTCCAGATCCTAATAATGTTTCTGTTTGGTCACCAATTATTCTTGAAATATAATTTGATGCTTTTGGATCTAATGAAACGTTATTAAAGCTTTCAAGTACTGATTTTGCTCTTGTTGTATCATTACCTCTTCTGATTATTACACTAAATGTACCAGATGAAGTGTTTGGTGAAGCAATTTCCCATCTTAAATTATCATTAGTACCAGTTGAAATAGCACCTTGAGAATTTAATGTTCCTGCATTATTCATAATTTCACCTTGACCAATTGTTTCTAATACGAAAGCAGCGTCATCTGTAATATTAGCATCTACTAATGTAAATGTTAAATCTGTATCTGCATTACCAATATCAGCTTTAGCTACTGTAATTGTATTACCTACTGCATAACCTGATACTGAACCTGAAGTTACAATAGCTGTTGGTTTAACATGCAAATCACCTGCTCCAATTGTAATTGTTAAATCAGCACCACCAGCACCAGTACCACTACCCATTACAGATTGTGAAGTTACTGTTAATGTATCACCAGTTGCATATCCTGAACCTGTTGATACTGCTATAATACTATCAATTGTTGTAGCATCTGAACACGTAACAGCAAATGTTGCACCTGATCCAGCACCTGAAGTTGCTGATTGAGAAACTAGGTAACTAGCTGCAACTGCATTTGTTGGAGCTGAAACTGTTGGAATTGCACTTTGGCTAAATTGACCACTTGCTGACGTAGCTGTAACATTTACTTTTAATCCTGATCCATCACCACCTGTAGTAGATACGTCATCGAATTGTCCTGCTGTTCCATCATTACCTGTATCTACAGTTAATTGTGAAAATACGTTTGTTCCATCTGGAATGTCACCACTTTCTACGTCGTTAAATATCGTTGATGAAGTTGCTGCTGTAAATGAACCAGAAGCTACTCTAGTAACAATTAAAGAAGTACCTCCATTTTGGAAATAATTGTAAGCTGATATAGATGTTAAAAATGTATATTCTTCCTTTTGGTTTGTAGAACCACTTTCAAAAGTAGTACCAAAATTAGCTTGATACTCACTATAAGAAGTAATAAGCTTAGGAATATTTACTCGACCCTTTACTGTAGGTCCAATTAGTGCTGCACCAGCCTGTATTGGTTGAGAAGTTATTTGAGATTGATCATTTTCTCTCGCTAATACTCCTGGGGAAATTAATGTTTCTGCCATGTTATTTAATTGTTATATTTTGATAATAAATATATGAGCTTTTGTCAAAAATTTATTCAGTAGGAGAAAATTCACCAGTATCTAAAGAAACTGTTCCTTTACCATACTTTTCTTCTAACTCTTTAGCTATTGTTAATTCTTCTTGCTGAATGTTTAACAAACTCATTTGTAATTCTTTTTTCTGTTCTTGAAGATTATAAAGTTGAACTTCTACTTGCCCAATTGTATTAATTAGTTGGTCAAATTTTATTCTTAAACCTTTAACCTTCTCGATTTCTTGTTCCGTTATTTTTGTCATATTATACGTATTAAAACTATTTGTTAAAAACTATTGTTATTATGCTATTTGTTGTGCTACTGTTATAGTAACTGTACCACCAACTTGTAACCCATTAGATGGTGTAACACCACCATGAGTAATTTGTAGTGATAAATATCCTTGGTCAGTTCCTGGTATTGGTTGACCTACAAAGAAACTACCTCCCCCAGATGTTAACACATTTGAAGTTTTATTTGCAATTGTAGTACCACCTCCAGTAACTTCTGATAATTGATAACCTGATCCTCTAATTCCAAATACAGATGAATATTCTAAATATCCAACATTATCTTCTTCATCTACTAATGTAGATCCTCTTTCCATTAAAAGTAAATTTGCCTTCATTGTAACTACAAAATTATTACTAGCATTTAATGCAGGTAAAGGATATAAACCTAACCATGGATAATATCTAAAAATAATTGTTGGTGAAGTTGTAACTGCTATATTTGATACTATAAAATCTGCTGTTTGGATTCCCACAGCATTTTGAGTAGCATTAGCATTAAGATTACCTCCTGAGAAATAACTTCCTGTTGGTACTGATAATCCGCTTTGAACATTAATACTACCACTATAAACGTGAAGATCATTTGAAGCTGAAACTGCTACTTTTGCATTAGCCGCCGCTGTACCACCTAAAGCAAATGCAACTTTA